TGATGTGCCACTTGTGACTGTAATAAGATCGCCGTTGGTGTATCCAGTACCGGCAGTGGCTATTTCAATAGTGCTGGCATATCCACCAACCTCAGCAACATTCACAGTCAGCCCAGATCCTGTGCCTCCTGTCGTGGCCAAGTTGGACATGGGATTCATTTCCCAACTGCCGGTGGTGCTGTTGATAATAGCAACATTGGTTGGCACACCATCGGGAACTTTTATGCCCAACGCCTGGATGGTATCTATATTGCCAGTGGTGTCAAATGTCCAAGCCGCCTGACTGGACAAATTTGCAGTAGCGGCTCGTAGTTCTATGTTGCCGCCATCAACCAACTTGACATAGTGAAAGTCATTGCCTAGATACAGTTCAGTTGAGCCACCACCTGCTGTCAAGTGTATGTGATCGCCTTCGGCGACCCCTGTAGGATAAATTAACAATGCTTGGTTAGCATTGGCACCACCTGAGGGCGTGAGTCGAATAGCACCACTGATGCCACCACCTTCTGCAATGACGCCGCCCGCGGGTAATGTTAGGTTACCAGTGTTGCCAAAGGTCCACTGGTATTGAGTGATACCATTGGGTGAGGTGTAGATCTCTACATTGCTATTGTCTACTCGCACCTGCGTGTTTTCATTGTTGCTGATCAGTTGAACACTGGCATTGGCAGCGGCATACACAGCACCTCCGGTGCTGATTGTACCATCTGGGTATGCAAGATTGCCAGTGTTGCTAAAGGTCCAGGTGTAGCCATTCTTGACAATGTTGGCAGCAATGTTGCCTGAGTATGTGGGCAGGTATGTCGCTATTGCACTATTGCTGAATGCTGTAGATTGGATTGTAGTGTCTGGGAATGTTAGATTACCATCTATGCCAAAGTTCCAAGTGTTTGCTGTAAAGTCAATGTAATTGGTACTTATGGATATACCACCACCTAAATTGTTTACCTGTATGTATTGTCGGCCATCTGCACTGACAATACCACCAAGCCTACTACCACCTGGTGGCACAAACCAACCCGAGTCGTCAAAAGGAATTCCAGATCGTCCTGGAAAACCTTTGACTATTTTACTATTGCCTGGAAATATTGTTGTGCCATCTGTGCCAAAGTTCCAGGTGTATCCAGACTTCACAATGTTGGCTGCAATGTTGCCTGTGTATGTGGGCAAGTATTCAGCCACATTGGCATTGCTGTAGCTACCACCCACAGGTGCGCCGTTGACCAACAAGGTTCCGCCATCCACACGGACGGGTGTGTTGCCAATATAAATGGTGTTGTTTGAAACCCATAGGTCCCGCCATTGACGAGTTTCACTGCCCAGGCTGTAGGTCACATTGGCACTTGGTAATATGTTGCCGTCAAACACAGATAGATAAGCAGCAACATTGGCATTGCCATAGTTACTGGTGCCAAATGTGGCATTGGCGTAGGTCTGATAAGCACCTATGTTGGCGCTGGTAATATTTTGATTATTTAGATATGCAGCTACATTGGTATTGCTATAACCAGCGGGTCCAAATTGTGCGTTGGCATAAGTTTGGAACGCACCCAAATTGGCCTGTATCACAACCACATTGGCATTGGCGTAGGTCTGATAAGCACCTATGTTGGCATTGGCGTAGGTCTGATAAGCCCCAACATTGGCATTAATTGTGTTTATCCCAGTTGCCTGAACTGCTGCATTGGCATTGGCGTAGGTCTGATAGGCCCCTATGTTGGCAGTGATTGAGTCAATAGCAGTGGCTTGTGTGGCCGCATTTGAATTTGCAAAAGTTTGATAAGCCCCAATATTTGCATTTAAAGTGTTAATTGCCGCGCCTTGTGTGGCTGCATTTGCTGTCAAACTGTCAATATCCAGGGCCTGAGCGGCAGCATTGGCTACAAGCGTTGTAATACTTGCAGCTTGAACAGCAGCATTGGCATTAGCATAGGTCTGGTAAGCACCTGTGTTGGCATTAATACTTGAGATTGCAACAGCCTGCGTGGCTGCATTTGATTGTAAAGTTGTAATTGAAGTTGTTGCACTGCCCAAGTTAGAATCCAAGGTATTAATTAATGATCCTTGAGTGGCCGCATTGCCTGTCAAACTGTCAATTTCCAGGGCCTGAGCAGCAGCATTGGCCACCAAGGTTGTTAGTGTGGCCGCCTGAACTGCTGCATTTGCATTGGCATAGGTCTGATAAGCACCAATATTGGCCGTGATTGAGTCTATGGCAGTGGCTTGGGTAGCAGCGTTTGATATCAATGTGGTTAGATTGCCGGCCTGTGCAGATGCATTTGCTATCAACACTGTGAGTTCGCTGCCTTGTGCAGCAGCATTGGCCACCAATGCAGCTAATTCTGACTGTTGTGTAACAGCATTACCAGACAGCACATCCAGTATGTTTGCTTGAACAGCGGCATTGCTTTGCAAGCTAGCTATCAAGACATTGGCTGCTGTCACATTGGCATTTAACAAAGTAATTTGAGTACTTTGTGTGGCTGCATTGGCTGTTAAAGTTGTTACAGCGGCGTTGGCTGCTGCTACATTAGCATTGATTGTGTTGATCAATGAACCTTGAGTGGCTGCATTACTTGTTAAGTTATCTAAGGCCAAAGCTTGTGAGGCTGCATTGGCATTGGCATAAACTTGATAAGAGCCTAGATTAGCTTGTATTGCAACCACATTGGCATTTGCGTATGTTTGATATGCACCTAAATTAGCCTGTATTGTTGTAATGTTAGCATTAGCAAAAGTCTGATATGAACCTAGGTTGGCTTGTATTGCTACCACATTTGCATTGGCAAAAATCTGATAGGCACCTATGTTTGCAGTCATTGAATTAATTGAAGTTGCTTGTGTTCCTGCGTTAGCCAACAAAGTATCAATTGAATTACTCTGAGCAATAGAATTGGCATTCGCAAATATCTGATATGCACCTAAATTTGCACTTATTATTTCAACATTAACCCTTAATTTTGTATTCAATATTCCAACATTTGCGTTAAGTTGATCCAATGAAGCAAAACCTGTTCCAGTAATCAAACTACCAATATTAGCATCCAATGCATTTATCTGTGTTTGTTGTATTGCGGCATTTGTCTGCAATGCAGAAATTGATGCATTAGCTGCAATAACATTGGCTGCATTGTTTATATTTGCCTGAAATAATGCCTGACTTTGAATTGCTGCATTGGCGTTAGAAAAAGTTTGGAAACTGCCAATATTAGCACTTATTATGTTAACATTGTTTATCAATTCAGTCTGTGTAACAAACCCTGTGCCAACAATAATGTTTCCTAAATTTGCACTCAATTCGGCAAATGTTATATTTGCAAAATTCTGATAAGCTCCAATGTTTGCATTAGCATATATTTGATAAGCACCAAGATTAGCTGATGTAGCGAAGCCAGTTCCGGCTATAAAATTGTCAAGAGCAATAGTTTGAGCAGCGGCATTTGCCCATAAATCTGTAAATTCAATGTTAGCGTAGGTTTGAAATGCTCCGATGTTTGCATTAGTCAATGCTATAGTTAAATTGGCCGCGGCTACATTAGCATTAACTGCTGATAGATTTATATTACTGTTAATTTGTGAAACATTTGCAAGAATATGACCACCCGGGGTAACACCGTCATGTACTCGTAATGTATCTAAATCCGTATCAACAGTGACTTCACCGAGCGGACCGGTATAAGTGACGCTTACTGCTGTGTTGCCTCTTTTTAAAAGCACTGTTTTATCATATGTTATTGTCATTATATTGTTCCTGAATCTATAACTTCATCGCTATCTAAAGTCAATGGCATGCTTTCGTACCAACCTGGTAAAACTTCTAAATCAATTGGTGCTGTCCAATTAGCGTCAATGTATAGCGGGCGTTCAATATTCGTAGCTTGTTCAATAAGTTTTAGTGTCATTTTATAAAATCTTTGATCTAAAGCATTTACAACATCTCTGGGTATAGTAAATGCTCCGCGACCTTTTAAAATATTGGTAAATGTAACTGACAGACTTTCTACACTGCCTTGCTTTAAAGGATCTTGAATATCCATTTGTACCAAATATCCTGTAAGATCAACAGGTTTTTGGTCTTGATTTAGCACTACAACTTGCATAGGATTGTCTATGCCTTGATAGATTTTAATTGGGCGACTGTACACGACTCTGTTCCTTGGTGAAAATATCGTAGGATCCTGAAATTGGACCACCAGAGTATTTGGGTATAAATAACTTTGAATTTGTTGCATCTTGTATTTATTGATTAAATGGCCGAACACGACTACACAGAATTATTAAAAAAATACCCTTTTCTTACATACCTTGTATACGGTGGTAATGATTATATTGGAGTTATCCAGAATCTAGATGAAGTAATAACTACGATCTACGATTACGGCGCACTACGTACAGTTGAGCAAAAACAGCAGTTTTTGGAACTGGCAGAGACTTGGTGGTGGGAAAGTAATAGGCTAATACCCATTAATGTGTTCCTAAAAGCCGAATGGACGCCTTTTAGAACTGTGGTAAAAACCATGAATTCGAAAGATGTGGAAATTAAATTTGGCCCGCAAGTGAGCCTTAAAGAAATTGCCGCAAAACGCAGCAAACGTAGAAGTATTACTCTTGTTCGGAAATTAGGTTAATATTAACTGCTACTAGATGTGCGTAACTAATCGCATGTGCTTTCTTGAAATAGTAGCCATCATCTGCAGGCTTTTCCCATACAGACTCTGCAACTTCCTGCCAAGTCCGACCAATCAAATGACGTTTAGCAGGACGTATAACTGCTAAAAACATAGCCAATCTTGGCATGCTGTTAACTGCTTCGGGCATCCGAACCAGTGTATCATAATGTGCGCCTATATGTATCAGCCGAGCACAGAACTCTGGATCATACAATCTATCCCACGCAGGTTCCTGCTGCATCAATTTGTTTAAATGTTCTTCGTTCTTGATCTGTTGATACAGACTGACATTGAGTACGTCAACTTTCACATACCCTATTTCCTCTGCTGCTTCGTAATCAAGACTGGCACGACCTGTAAATGGATCTGTGGGAATCGCAGTGAAATAAACACCAGTATTGTGTTTGGCATTTTTATCTTGTTTGATAATAGATGCTGCAGTATGCGCAAGAAATGATAATGCCTGTTCTCGATCTGCTACATCAATGTCAATGTCTGACTTGAATTTCATAGTCCTGCTGCCTTTAGAATGTGTTTACACCATTCCACATCGGCGACGTGATCAGAAAATTTACGATTCCAATGATCAGGATCAATATAAGGCATAACCATACCCAAATGCTCTTCAGTAAGGCCATCAAGCCAATCGATACCGCTGCTACAATTATAAACGATCCAAGGGCTAACACGACCGGTAGCAATGTGATGGCAGATACGGTTACTATTACCGTACCGAAAATAATGAGCAAAATTAGCGAGATCGCTAGTTCCAGCATAGTCTTCCATCTCCCGTAACGCACGTTCAAGTGCATCTTGAACTGCTTCTCGACGCAAATATTCTAATAACCATTCTTCATAGAATGTATCCCTGCACCAGTAATCCAGTTTCTTGTTGTTCTTTAACAACCAATCCACAAAGCTGGCAAAGTTGATAGCTCTGATACTGACACAATATCTACCAAACTTTACAAATGCATTGTAATAAGGGCTAGCTACAAAGTCTGCGTATGACTTTAACTTTGCACTACCTTGTGTGGTTTCATAAAATCTCAGATACGAACGTAAGCCAAATTGCACACCTGTTTCAGTTTCCTGTTGCCAACGACGTTTTGGCTCACAGACGTGTACACTCAGTGTGCTTTCTTTACTGAATTCTTTTTCGCAGTAGCGACATTTATAGTTCTGCTTTGATTCGTTTGTCATCCCATCCATGTTCTCGTGCAAGCTTCTTAAGATCTGCTGTGTCATTTATTCGTGCCAGTAATTCTAGTTCGTCATCGTTGTATTCAGGATATATTTGTCTAAGGAACTTGACTGCTTTGTTGCCGCTGCCTTCACGTTTCTTTTGTTTGATCCAGTCATGTCTGAACGTACCCATACCAGGACTTACTGTGGTTGCAGCCAACCATTGCAGTTCCGGATACCGAGCTAAATCAAAGAAATGTTTGTTTAGATTCTCGTTGCAGCTCAACAAATAATATTGTTGTAATTCTGCACTGCCTTGTACACTTGATCCCCAACGTATCATTAAAAAGGTGCTAAACTTCTTGCGTTCTTCGTCGGTTAATTGGCGATAAAACATTCGATCCTTAGAATCAAATGCTCGCATTTCATTTGCAATGTTTAGTTTATCGCTCATACCGGATGATGTGCAATTGGTTGATCTTGTCTACTTAATTCGTACAGTATTTTAACACGATCTATGGCTTCTTGTAAAGCAGGGTTTTGCTCGGCTGCATAAACTATTGGTTCCCATTCTT